ATTTAATGTTGCCATAGGAGTACACTTAAAACCTATGGAGAAGGCCATTTTCCGCGGTATTAGCGCGGTGTTTGGAGGTACGACAGTCATGAAAGGATTGAATGCTGCGGAGCGCGGCATTCAAGTCAAAAGGAAATGGGACAAGTTCACTAACCCTTACGCTATCTTACTAGATGCTTCAAGATTCGATCAGCATTGTTCACGTGACATTATTGATTGGGAGCATTCTATCGAGAATAAGCTTGCCCTAGACAGGTCAGAAATGACCCGCCTTAACAGACTACGACGTACTAACACATGCTTCTTTCGGACCAACGAAGGAGGCTATAGGTATGTCCTGAATGGTGTCCGTATGTCTGGTGATATGGATACCGCAATGGGCAATTGCTTAACTATGTGTGGTATGACGTATTCCTTCATGTCGTCGATGGGGATAAAAGAGTATGAGTACATGAATGACGGTGATGATGGTGTGCTTATTGTAGAGAGGCGTGACAAGGATCTTGTTTTGAACAACTTCAAAGAATATTTTCTGAAGTTTGGATTTACCATGAAACTAGAGGGAGTTGCGGATTATATAGAGGGTATTGAGTTCTGCCAAGCACGACCAGTGTTTGACGGCACAAACTACCGTTTCGTTCGCGACCCTAGAGTATGCATTGGTAAAGATTCATTGTCACTTAAGAATTCAACTGATGTTGAATCTCTCAAGGAGTTGCGAAACTCCGTGGGTTGGTGTGGCTTGTCACTTGCTGGTGACATGCCCATCTACTGGAGACTGTATGAGTCCATGGTTTCTTCGGCCGAGCGGTCCGAAGGATTTGTGAACGGAATGCAGTTTCTAGCAAAAGGAATGCCCGCTAAGCATTCCGAGCCAACCGACGAATCGCGTCTCTCTTTCTACAAGGCATATGGCATTACGCCCGACAGTCAAATTAGTGTTGAACAACTTATACACGATTATCCTACGGACATAACGCGCCCGGCCGTACCTGTGATTAGCTCGCATAACAATTATCTACCAACAATACCATCTTTCGAGTTTTAACTACACACACACACACTTCTCACGTTCTATATTGCTCCGATCTAGAACCAGGTTGACG